GGTTGCCTCTACCTTCTTACATCTTAAACGTGGGTTACCTCCCGTTCATCCCTTTGAGCTCGATGAAGCTACTGCCGATTGGTATCGGATACTTTCAGGGGGTAAAACCTCTGCGAGTGAAGTACACGGTAGTGAGAGCTTGAAAGAAATTTATAAGTATACCCCTCAAACTTTTGAGGGTTGGAACAGATTGAATAAAGGGCAGAGGAGACTGGTTCTAGGTCTCCAATGCAGGCGCACAGTTCGTGAGTTGTTCAATCACAAAGCAGATTTGGAAAGTATGAGAATTCCCTCGGGATCTTCTCATGCCGAATCCACCCGTAAAAATGGGGGTGCCTTTGTTGGCATTTCCTCACTTTTACGTGGTTCTGTTTGTGATTGGAGTGTTAAACACTATGGGGAGGAAACCTTTTTGTCCTCCCGGTGTAAGCAAACGAACAATCTTAATCTGATTCCTGAAGTCTTTACTTCTTCACCATTATCTTACCGTTCCGCCTGTCCAAAGGTGGTTTCCAACAAGGATCCTCAGTATGAGCCTTCATCTTATGAGATGATTGAGTTTTACGAGGAACCCAGGAATCTGAAGAAATTCTTCGGATATCTGTTGGAAGACTACTTCGGCGCGCGGGAGTCGTGGGGTAATAATGTCTATCCAGTGGCTCTTCCAGAGCCTCTTAAGGTCCGACTAATTAGTCGGGGGCCAATGATTCGTTATTGGCTCGGAAGTGCCATCCAAAAATGGATGCACTCCACCCTCCGAAAGCATGCTACTTTTGTTGCTATCGGACAGCCTCTGGAATCATCTATTTTAGATGAGAGACTGGGTAGATGTGGTGATGGTGAAGTTTATCTGTCTGGAGATTACAAAGCTGCTACTGACCTCCTCGATCCTTATCTTTCTCTAACTTGCTGTCAAGCTCTCTCTGAACAGGGAGAACTTAACGAAGTTATGACAGAGATATTGAAAGAGGGTTTGGTTGGTGCGGATCTCCAATTCAGTGCTGGTCCTAGGCTCGTTCCTCATTATCGGGATGACGTATTTTATCGTCCATCCTGGTCATACGAGAAGGTCTGCGCGGGCATTAAACAGAATTGGGGTCAGTTGATGGGTTCACCCCTCAGCTTTCCTATTCTGTGTATTGTCAACGCAGCGATTAATCGCTACTTTTTCGAGCTTGTGCAACGAGACCAGTTACAAAAGAAAAGACTTCCTGCTCCTGACCGTATAGTCAAAAGACGGTTAGTGGATGTTCCAATGTTAATTAATGGTGATGACCTTTTGATGCGACTTCCAGATGGCTACTATGATGCCTGGAAAAGCTTTGTTTTAGTCGCAGGACTTACCCCCTCCGTGGGGAAGAATTACGTTAGTAAGTCCTTTGTCATTATCAATAGTACCCTGTTCCAGCAAAATGACAGCATGCTGGGACAATCCAACTTTCAAGAGGAGCCGTATATCAATTCCGGCTTACTTCATCCCGTGGTGAATTCCCGTAATTCACTGAGTAATGATCACTTTTCCTTAGATCCCCAAGTTTGGGATCTAGGTCAGGTGAGTCACCGCTTAGTGAAGGGTTTCTCCCCGGAGGTCCAGGACCGTATGATGTCGATTTATATCGGCGATCCTACAGTTCGTGGCCTTCTGGGTGGAATCAACGGAGGGATAAGTTATTATGCTTCGAAGACTCTTGGAGGTGTTGGATTAAAAGCTACTCGTGGTGGGTTGTTATCACCAGAGCAGCAAGGGTACTACACTCGGATCGCCACTACCCGTGGCGAATATGCTCCCCTCGTGCCTGACGTCTCTGCCCAAGAGACGATCGCCAGTTTGCAATCGAGATGTAAGGGGGAAAGCATATCGGAGGACTGGAATTTGGAATTACGATATCCAGGTCCATCAAGTTCTCAGCTATGGGATTCTTATCTAGCTGAGGACCCATCCGAGTTGGTTGTTCAGAATATTACCAAGACTCTAATGAAAGAGAATGGTAGTGTAAATGTGAATGGGGTGTTGTGTAGAGGTTATATGGCAGGAATTATTTCGCCAGTTTCTACAGGGATTTTCAGATCCCACACTCGTCCATGGCCGGACCATAATATATGTAACTTTCCTTGGAGTAGACAAACGTTGTCTGTCTATGAGGAGAGTTGCGTTCAAGGCGATTTGAGCCTGTTCGCTGCCATGGGTAACAATTACACTGGTTTCCGATTTGACCATAAAGGGTCGGAAAACCATATTCTGGACGTGTGTGTTGACACGAGCGCCCGCAAGCACTTATGCTGGGCATGAGGTCTGGGCAGACCTCTCGTCGGAACCTGAACGCTTGTTCGTTCTATCAGGTGGGG